GACGCTAAAGTGGCTGCTGAACTAGCCGTGACCGTGTCACCAACTGCCGCCGCGCTAGCCGCTTGACTATAAGCCGCCACTACCGCCTGTGACGCTTGGGCTTCGGCTTGACTAGCCGCTGCTGAGTTAGCTGCTTCAATCTTAGCTTGAGCTTCTGCCAAGGCTTCCACGACCGTTTGCTCCGTAGAAGCTAGCGTGTTCGACTTGGTTTTGATTATGTTACCCGTATCCTCCAAAATAGAATTATCCGTAATTACACCTACAAAGGCCAAAACTGCTCCAACGGCGGTAATCACTAGCACAACTGCATTAGCGTCAATCTTAACACCAAAGAAGACCGTTGCGACAGCTAGGCCAATAATCAACACGGACCCGATAATCTGGGCCCAATAAGCGGGCTTCTTGTAGTTAGCTTTGAATGTTGCCGTAATCGTATTTAAAAATTTTGTCATTGTTTTTCCCTCCTAAAGGAACTTTTCCGCGATGTAAATAACTAACGTGACGAGCACGCCACTAACCAAGACACCGATCAGCCAATTTTGAATGGTTGTCACGCGGTCAATTTGATGGCTAGCTTCGATGGACTTGGCCAGTGCCTTGTCCGCTTTTTCGCCAATATTGTCAACTTGATTCAGCTTTTCTTCGATGTTCTCAACTTTCGTTTTGGTGGCGGCCACATCCTTTTGAATATCCATTAATAACTTAGTTGTATCGTCATATTGTGCCATTATCTCACCACCAATCGCTGGCCGGGATAGATAGTGGTATAAATTGTCTTGCCGTTCTGACTAGCTAATGTAGTCATGTTCAGGCCGTTGCGTTGTGCAATTGTCCACCAGCTGTCGCCAGACTTGACTGTGTAATACGTATGACTAACCAGCTGACCAGTAGCCCGCTTCCCGTAGGCTGGCCCGTTGGTGACACCTAGCTTGATAAAGCCGTATAGGCCGTTTGAACGGGTGTAACGTGCCCATACATAGTCGTGTTCAATAATGACCGCGTTGTAAGTTACACTCTCACCCTTGTAATAGGTAGCCACTTGACGTACCTTATCTGAATCCGTGTAACGAACAGCTAGTGTCCGATTAGGATAGAACACCCCTCGCTGGTCATATTTAACGACCTTAAAGGTGGCTTTCTTAGCTGCCTGAGCCTGTTTAACATTGGCCTGTGCTTTAGCCTTGCTAGCAGTCGTATAACCCGACTTAGTGATCCCTGTTAAATCGACATTGCCGTCTAATCCGCCTGCTTTATACATGCTAGTGAATTGGAAGATAGCCACGCCGTCCATGCTAGGGAACCAGTTGTAATCAGGGCTAGTTCTAACCAAGTAGTCCGGATATTCAGCTAGCCATAGACAGCTACCATAGGCTTTAACAATGGCGCTCACATTAACATGAGCATTGAGGTAAGCTTTACCGGAATACAACATAGGGGTATAACCAGCCGCTTTAATGAGGGCCATTTGAGCTAGAATGACATTAGTGTTAGCTGTCACGCTATTAGAAGCCCCATCCTCATAGTCCAACGCCACAATGCTGCCCTTGGGCGTCCTAATCCGTGGCAAGTAATAGGCCATCATCGCCTTGGCATTGGTCATATTGCCACCAACACCGTCCCACAAATAGGTGTGCACTCGTTTACCAGCTTTCATAGCTGATTTAACTTGGCTAGCATAAGTGGTTTGAGGAATGTTAGTCCCACCATAAAAGCCACCCGCCTGTGAGAATACGAACTTATCGGTACTATAGCCGAATGTCCCACTATTACCGTTATACTTAGACCAATCAACCCCTTGGTCACGACTAGTTGCCGCCTGACTGGTAACATTGACCATTAAAAAGGCCATAAAAATGGCGCTCACCGTTAAGATGAGTGCCTTTAGCTTGTGCTTATTCAATTGTCTGCCTCCTATTCAAGACTACTATTAACTTGGAACTGTAACGTTGACTCGCTAGGGTAAATTGACGTCCCGGTACTATCAACCACCCATACTTCCAACTGATAATTACCTGCTGTCAAACCAGTCATTAAATCCGCTGTTAAGGCTAGCACAATCTGTCCAGTCGTTGGGTCCGTTAAACTAGCTGGGTCGACTGTGGCCGATTTAAGATAGCCACTAGCATTGCCCAATTTAACGGTAATTGAAGTGGCATTAGTTAAGTCCGTTGCCACGTTATCATTGCCACAAATTAACGTAAAACTGGTCGTGGTATCACCAGTTTTTACAGTTTGTGCAGAAGTATCGGTAAAACTAAGCGTTTTCGCCATCTTTATCTGCCTCCTTCTCGGCCAACTTGGCATTGAGCTGGTCAATTTGAACTTGAGCCATCGCTAATTGCTGATCTTTAACGGCAATTGCTTGGGCATAGTTACTCGTTAGCTTGTTAATTAAAGCTTGTGCATCGATATTCATAATTTAAGCCTCCTGTGTGTTTGCTGTTCTAGTATTCTGTAGAAAGGTACGAGATGCAATGTTCTTCTGGATACTCTGGTTGTATCTAAAAATTCTTGTTCTTTACGTGGCTGAATCTTTAGACCTTGACCGCTCTTAATTGGATTACCGTCGTCATCACGGGCAACAACAGCTTCAATAAGTTCCTGAGTAGATTCTGAATAATCTTTGAGCGGATTCTCTAATACCTTAATCATTCTTGTACGAGCAATAGATTGCATTCCTGATAATGGCGCTCTCCTAATAATTATTCTGCTTTAATTGTCACACTATCATCGGTAGTACCTACAGAATCTATAGAAGGTGACCCTTTTGATAGCTCTGAGACAATTTTATTGCTAACGTAGTCTGGTAAGTCTCGCATCCTCATATTGTCCATGTCCTCTTGAGGTACATATACAAAGCCCTCAATATGAAGACTGTCCTCATAGGTTGCATTATAGCCTACCTTCCATGTTCCGTCTGCCTGTGGGTTGCTTCCTGTGATTTGGATTGCATTCATATTCTAACTACCTTCCTTGTTTTAATTCTTTAATTTCAGATTCTAGTTTAGATATTGTCATTTTATTCTGAATATTTTCATTTGAAAGTTGTCTTATTTTTGGGATAAGAGTAATCCATAGGCGGTCATATTCAATACCTTCTGCTTGCCCCTTGTCTCCTTTAATCACAAACTCATCTAGGCCGGCTTTAATAAGGTCTTCTGCAATTAGACCATAGTGTCGATTAACATTAATCTCTGGCTCAGATAGCTCAGTACCATTTGTTTTTGAGTCTGCTAGTAACTCGGCTGAGCTCTTGTCAACCCAGCTAGACCTATCAATTGATAACAGTTTATTTGCTGGTTCTAGACTGGTTTCTTTAGTGATGTCTAGTTTGTACTTACTTGCAGATGTGACACGTCCTAAAGTCCCATAACTTGTGACCTTTACATTTGAACCACTAGAATATGTCCTGTTATAAATAGAAGCAGATACAACCTGAGCACTTCTACTATCCTTTCTGAATAACATTTGTCCCGTACTACCACTTTCTCCGTTATCATCACCATGAATAAGTAGAGCGTGGCCGTTACTAGAAGTAAGTGCACCTATTTCGTCAACAAATAGTGGTCGATAAAAGTTAATCAAATTACTGCCAGCACTGTCGATTCCGAAGTTGGCAGTCTGTAAACTATTGTCATGACCCAGATACCAAGTTCCCTGAGTGCCAGTCGCGTTTATGTTCCCGTAAGGTGTAAAAGCGATTCCCTTCGGGGTGGTATCCGTTGACATCCCATTAAAGTGAATAGTTTGGGTATCACCATATAGTCTCAACCCGTCCAACGGACTGACAACAACTTGCCCAGTTAGTTGTGTGCCCGATACTGACTGTGAAAACGTGGTATCTTTGCCGGTCGTATATCCTGAATTTAACACCAGCTGATCGGCTTCTAATGTCACGTCATAGGCGCCGTATTTGGTGTCACTACTACTGGTTGCTCGATACTTTAGCCTCAAACCACCAGGAACCATGGCACTTTGCATGACGTCCATGGTATCAAAAGCTGTCGCCGTCGCGTTACCACCGTCACTAATGTGAAACGGATACACTTTATTCGTATTATTCGCATCAGTACTAATATCACCAGCGTTAAACGTTGTCCCATTTATAGTTGAACCAGTTATTGTTTTACCATTTAATGTCCCTGTGATATTGGCACTAGGAATTATAACTGGTTTATTAGTATCAAAGTAAATCGTATCAGCAGCTAGTGTTAACTGACCACTAGATGAAATCAGGGTGTTTCCGGCTTGAAGGTTAATCTCATCAATTAAATCACCTTTGGCGACTTTAAGGTTGATATCATGACTTAACTGCGTGATTTGAGACTGTGTAGCTTGGTCCTCTGGTGCTGGTGTCCAACTTACCTCTTTTGAAGACTCAGAGATAATGAAATTAGAAACAGTTACCTTTGCGGTTGCATTATCCAATCGTAATTGAAGACCATCTGAAAAGTTATCAGTTGTTGTGAAAGTATATGAGTGATGTTGTGTTCCAGACACCAGTGATTGACGGGAACCCATAACATCCTGCCACGTTCCACCTGTAAATTGAATATAGTAGGTACCTTCTGATTTTGTTGACGTAATATCGAAGGTTACCGTAAGGGTAGTTCCCTTTGCTATTGTGCCTGATGTTGAATACATGTCAACTGCATTATTTGTAGAACCATTACCAGTCATTGTGAATGGTGTTGCAGTTCCAAGTGCTAGGTTACGGTTGCTTATTTTTAAGTTGTTGAAATCAACCGTTGAAACCTTGCTAGCAATCATGCCAGCAGTTTGGGTTTTGTACGTGTTGAAATCACTAGATTCAACTTTGCTAGATATTGCCTTAGCAGTTGTAGCTTGGTAGGCTGAGAAGTCCTTTGTAGCTACCTTGCTAGCAATCAAGTCTGCGGTAGTTGACTGATAGGCTGAGAAAGCACCGTTATCAACCTTTTGAGCTATTTGACTAGCAGTTTGAGTTTGATAAGTTGAAAAAGCACTATTACTTACTCTATCCGCTATCTCACTGGCAGTCTGTGTCTTGTCAGACGCATATTCTGAACTAGAAGCCTTATCATCAATTAAGTTAGCAGTTTGTGTTTTATACGTGTTGAAATCACTAGACTCTACCTTACTTTCAATCGACTTAGCGGTTGTAGCTTGGTAGGCTGAGAAGTCACTATTAGCCACCTTTTGATCTATCAAGTCAGCTGTCTGTGTCTTGTAAGCTGAGAAAGCACCATTGTCAACTTTCTGGGCTATCTGACTAGCTGTCTGAACTTTGTAGCTAGCATATTCCGAGTTAGCAACTTTGGTGGCCAGTCC